AGGCAGTGACAGGTGGTTAGCTCTGTGGGATAAAACCTTCCTCGACCCTGAGACCAACAGCGACAGGCTTTACTGCATCAAGCGGTCAGGCATCCTTGAGAGCGACAACTTTGACCTTGAGGGCATCGAAGAGATTGACCTCGACACATACATGCAACGACTGCGCTGGGAACCACCTATCGTGGAGGAGGAGGAGGATGAACTAGAACTACCCGACTAATGGAAGACCAAGAACCACTCACAGAGATCGAACAGTCACGGGCAGACACAGGGTTCCGCTATTATGTAGTGCAGCCAGCTACCTACACAGGACTCGCTATGGCTGTCGATGCTGACCGTGGATACCCTAACAAACAAGGCACTACGCTCACTGGGTTACCACCTGTTGCTAACCTTGCCGATGCCACTGACGGCTCAGGGAAACTCATTGCCATCGATTGCTGGCGTTTTACCGCGACCGACGATGCAATGCTTGAAGCCGCAACAGGTGTCCAAGAGCTGACCCAACTAGACTTTTTATCAATCAAGCCTCAACCGACTGAGGAATTTTCACCATAACAATAACACATGTCCGATACAGCTCAGAAAATCTATACCACCCTAGAAGGATCACGGTATTCCTACCTGGAACGTGCGCGAGTCTGTTCGAAGTTGACGCTTCCGTATGTGTTACCTGATGAGGGATTCGGTCCTCACAGTCGCTTAGAAACACCCTTCAGTGGTGTGGGTTCACGAGGTGTTAACAACCTTGCCTCTAAGCTTCTTCTTGCCCTGTTACCACCGAACGCACCCTTCTTCAGATTCCAAGCCAACGAAAAGAAGTTGGCCGAGGACCAGACTCCACCAGAGTTGATGAGTGAGATTGAAGCCTCGCTGCAAGCCTTGGAGGAACTTGTTATGGATGAGGTAACCCGAGGTGCATACAGGGTTGCTCTTCACGAAGCCCTTAAGCATCTCATCATCACGGGTAACGCACTTCTCTACCTTCCCGATGAAGGTGGTCTCCGGGTCTTCCACCTCGACCGCTTTGTGGTTCAGCGTGACCCAATGGGTAATTTGTTATCCCTTGCCACCAAAGAGAACGTGGCCTTTGAAACTTTGTCGGAGGATATTCGTGAATTACTTCAACAACAGGATTCGAATGTTAACACTAGCGAAGCAACGGTAGACCTTTACACATGCTGTAAACGCAAAGGAAAGCAATGGGAGATCAAGCAAGATGTTAACGGTATCGACATCCCGTATTCTGGGGGAAAGGTAGCCCTTGATCGTAACCCCTTCATCCCCCTCAGACTTTCTCGCATTGATGGTGAGGCATACGGTCGCGGGTTCGTTGAGGAATACCTCGGTGACATCCAAAGCCTCGAAGCCTTGACACGGGCTATTGTTGAAGGATCAGCAGCAGCGGCAAAGGTTCTCTTTTTGGTTAACCCTAATGGAACCACACGCGCTCGCACGTTAGCCGAAAGCCCGAATGGTGCTATTGTTCAAGGCAACGCTGCGGATGTTAACACTCTCCAGCTTAATAAGTTCAATGACTTCCGCACAGCACAGGTGGCGATGGAGGCAATCCAGGATCGTCTTGGTTCTGCTTTCCTGTTGACCTCTGGTGTTGTTCGCCAAGCTGAACGGGTGACAGCCGAAGAGATTCGTATGTTATCCCAAGAGCTTGAGGCTTCCCTAGGTGGTCTTTACTCGCTCCTAGCTGCCGAGATGCAGTTACCACTGGTTAAGCGCATTATGACGGTAATGCAGAAGAAGAAGCTGTTACCTAAGCTGCCTAAGGACTTGGTTAAGCCGGTAATTGTTACTGGGGTGGAAGCCCTTGGTAGAGGTAACGATCTCTCCAAACTCGATCTATTCCTTGCCGGTGCTGCACAGGTCGTCGGACCCGAAGCTATCGGACAGTTTGTTAATGTGGAGAACTACTTCAAGCGCCGTGCTACTGCGTTAGGCATCAAGACCGAGGGACTTATTAAGACCACGGAGCAGATGCAACAAGAAGCCCAAATGCAACAGATGCAACAGATGACTGAGAAGCTCGGACCCTCTGGGATTAAAGCCTTGAATGATCAAGCCTTGGCAGGTAATATGCCTCCAGTTGAACCACAAGAATAAATATGGAATCCGTTACATTTAGCGAACCCACTGAGCAAGAGAATATCACTCTTGAGGAACAGTCTGCCTTGCAAGAGGAACAGACCACACAGGAACAAACAACCGAAGTGGAAACACCGGATCGCCCTGAGTGGCTACCGGAGAAGTTTGATAACCCGGAGGCTTTAGCAGACGCTTACAGCACACTCGAAAAGCAGTTCCATGAGAACAAAGTCGAGCCTACGGACACTGAGGAAGCACCTGTCGAACAGAGTGTTCGTAACACCGCTGTAACCAGTGCATCCGAAGAGTTTGCGGAACGAGGTGAGTTATCCGAAGAGACCTATAAGAGTCTTGAGGACACCGGCATTCCTAAGGAGATGGTTGATATGTATGTTAAAGGCTACGAAGCCTTCGCCAATCAACAACAAGAAACCTTGATGCAAGAAGCTGGAGGTAAAGAGAACTATGAAGCGATGTCCGAATGGGCTGCTACTTCTTTAACCGACCAAGAGCAGGAGGTGTATAACAAAACCATTGATGGAGGAGACCCCAACGCCGCTACGATGGCAATCCGTGGCCTCTACGCTCGCTTTAAATCTGATGGAGGCAATCCGGTTTCCCTTCTTCAAGGTAACACCTCAGGGACAGCCGGGGCTACACCGTTTAGTTCCTCAAAGGAGATGACGATTGCGATGCAAGACCAACGCTACAGCTACGACAGTAAGTATCGTGATCAGGTTGCCCAACGTATCTCTGTCACAACCGCCTTCTAAAATTATGAATACTATTGTTATCTACCTCATCGACAACGCCAAAGAACTCTTAAGTGCATTCTCAATGGTCGTTGCAGCTTGTTCAGCCATTGCAGCCCTTACGCCCACTCCTGTGGATGATGGGATTGTTGCTAAGCTTTACAAGGTTGTCGATTTCCTTGCCCTTAACATTGGTCGCGCAAAACAACCCTAACATTGTTTAAGACGAACACACGCGCCACATGTCTGTGTCTTTGCTAGTCAAGTTACTAATATCGTTTCCTCGTCTAGCAGAGGCATTTCGTGGGCTTATGGATTCATATGAAGACCATCTTTATGCGGAGCGTCACAGTAACATGCGGGATGTTATTGATGATTGGATGCAGTCCGAATCTTCGTCCGACAAAGCTCCCTTACTTTTTAGAGAGATTGGACAAACAAAACTTTACCCCAACCCAGAAACAGACGGTGGGGGAGATGTTACATTACATCAACGATTTAGAGAACAATGTCCGATGATTGGGATTGATTGTCCCTACGCTCACGGATACGAGGCACCTTAGCCTCCACTTCCTTTTCTGTTACTTCACACCTCCCGTTCGGGACTACTGTGTCGATAACACAACCACTTTTTTTCACCATTATTACAAGCCGCCTTAGGTAGCTTGGTGGTGTTTAAACCAAAAGTCATCATAACGATAGACTCCCCCGAGGCCGACGATGCGACCCACTTCTCTGTGGATACTCAATAACTCCGAACCCGGTTACGGACATATTACAATGAGGACAACCTTAACTACAACAAATAGAAAACCATAAAATATGGCTAACGGAAATACTACTCCGTCCCGCTTGGGACTTGTTAATAATACGGGAACAGCAGTTGATGCTTTGTTCCTCAAGGTGTTCTCGGGAGAAATCCTGACCACCTTCGAAGAGTTCAACGTGATGAAAGGACTTCACACGATGCGAACTATCGCCAACGGAAAGTCTGCTCAGTTCCCTGTAACGGGAATTGCTGATGCACAGTATCACACCCCTGGTGAGAACATTGCTGACGGTGCTAACTCGTATCTGAGTCAGATCAAACACGCTGAGAAGGTCATCAACATTGATGATGTTCTTATTGCGTCTACGTTCATTGCAAACATTGATGAGCTTAAGAACCATTACGATATCCGTAGCATTTATGCTCAGGAACTCGGTAAGGCTCTTGCTAAGCGATTCGATCTTGCAACCATGAAGACCCTTGCTGCTGCTGCACGTTCTTCTGCGACTATTACTGGCGGCAAAGCCGGTATCCAGATTGACAGTAACAGTGGCGGCGTAGCGGCTCTTAGCGGTGCTGAGATTCAAGCTGCCTTGTTCAGTGCTGCTCAGAAGCTTGATGAAAACGACATCCCGGATGACGGAGCGCGTTTCGCTATCCTGAAACCCAAAGATTACTACACCTTGATTGCCTCTGGTGAAGAGGTTGTTAATCGTGACTTTGGTGGTCGTGGTGATGTTGCTTCTGGTCGCATCCCAATGGTTGCCGGAATTAACCTCTACAAGAGTAACCATCTCAGTGACATTGCCGCTGACCTTGCAGGAGTTACTACTGGTGATGGATCTGGAGCCGTCAAGAACGATGTGTTTGGTGGAGCCGAAGCCGGTGAAGGTTATAATGGTAACCTCGTCGCCACTGAGATCATTGGTGGACACCCATCAGCGATTGGAACCGTCAAGCTTCTTGATCTTGCCACTGAAAGTGACTACAAGGTCGAACTACAAGGAAGCCTGTTCGTAGCTAAGTATGCTATGGGCCACGGTATCCTTCGACCTGAGGCTGCTTTTGAAATCAAAGATAGTGCCTAAACCAACCCAATAAAACCCAACGGTCGCACTCCTGTCTTCGGATAGGGTGCGGCCTTTTCTTTTTCTTTTAATTAATATGGCTACCCTTACCTCCAAACTCGACGCTGTTAACACCATGCTTGGTTACGTCACCGAAGCACCTGTTAACTCAATTTCGAACACCACAGCTCTTCCTCCTTCGGCTGCACTAGCGAAAGGTGTTATTGACGAAGTGTCCCGTGAGGTTCAACAAGAGGGATGGCATTTTAATACCGCCTACGACTACACCTTAGAAGTAAACGCTTCTAACAAGTTTGTGTTACCTGATAACGTCCTTCAAGTGGACACAGTTGATAACACCTACGATGTAGTCCAACGAGGTAACACATTGTTTGACCGAAAGAACTACACGGATACATTCGCTGTAGACGAGATTAAGGTTAACATTACTTTCCTACTTGAATACGAAGAGCTACCAGAACAAGCTCGACGTTACATTGCCCTTAAATCGTCCCGGATGTTTGCTAGCCGCTTGGTTGGTTCCCGAGAGATTGAGGCACTTATTTATCGTGATGAGATCCGATCCAAAGCCTCTATGGAAGAAGCTGAAGGACGTAACTCAGACCGAACAATTTTCGACAACTACGACACTGCTACACGTATTGGCATCAACAGACGCACGGACCTTGCTTAACATTAACAATGGCTAACATAACAACCACCGTCCCTAACCTCATTCAAGGGGTCAGCCAGCAGTCACCTCAGGTTCGCCTATCTGGTCAATGTGAAGATCAGATCAACGGTCTTTCTACAGTCACTAAAGGACTCACCAAGCGTCCTCCAGCTCGACTCATTAAGAATCTAGGTGACGTTGCCTTAGAGGGGGATTTCCTTCACTTCATCAACAGGAGTGAGACGGAACGGTATGTTGTTACTGTTGAACACAGAAGCACCGCAACAGGCAAAGGTGTTATACGGGTGTTCAACCTGGAGACAGGAGAAGAAGCCACCATTGAAGACTCCCTTGGAGGACACAACGTAAGCAGTGATTACCTTAAAATAGATTCCCCCAACAAGTCCCACGAACAACTTAAAGCTCTTACCATTGGGGACAGCACCTTCCTTCTTAACACTAATGTTACTGTAGGTAAAACCACCGAGACATCTGAGGAGCTAGATACTTCCAGAGCGTTAGTATTTATTAAACAAGGCGACTTCGGAAAGAAGTATGGTCTTAAGTTCAGAGAGAAAGGCACCTTTGAAGGCGGGGGCGCGAAATTCAGTGTGTCTTGGGACGTTCGAACCAGTGGCGGGAGGGCCGAAGTGTACTATACTTATAGTCTTGACCCAAACTCCATCAGTATTATTTCTGGAGGAAGTGGATATAAAATCGACGACGAACCAACCTTAGAGTTTCCCGCGAATATCAAATGGGAGGTAAGACCTGAGTTTGATGTTACTGTTGATGCAACGGAAACGGTCACGGGGATAACCTTACTTCATCCGGGAAGAACCATTCCTTACGAAGAATCCCAGAGTTTTGCGACCACTATCGAAAGTTCTGAGCCGTTTGATGAAGTTTTCGTTACCTCCCTAAAAGCTACAGGTGCTACAAACGACGCTTCCGACACTACACGCATCTCTACGGGTCTGGCTTTAGCTCTTCGAGGCACTAATCCCATTGGGTATGTGGAACCCTCCTCCACTGGTAGTAATGCTAGCTCAATAATAGACTCTAACGTCGCAGCCTCTTACACCTCCAAGGATAAAGATGGCTCCATACTAATTAACAGGAACGATGGACAAGACTTCTTCCTTGAAGCATTTGACGGTCTTGCTGGTTCCGGCTTAGGACTTGTCCACAAAGAAGTGGATTCACTTTCCGATCTCCCTGTGCGTGGACCTGATGGCTTCCGTGTGGCAGTCCGTGGGGACGCTAATGCAAACGAGGACGACTACTATCTCCGCTTCGAGACCAACGATGGTCAATCCTTTGGTGAAGGAGGATGGGTCGAGGACGTAGGACCAGAACTAAATATAGCTCTAGATCCCGATACACTTCCACTCCAGCTCGTTAACACCGGCCTTAACACCTTTAAAGTTAACACTACTGGGTGGACCAAGCGTAAGAGTGGCGATGATGAGACCAACCAATTTCCCTCCTTTGTTGGCAAGACGCTTAACAACTTTGTCTTCTTTAAGAACCGCCTCGGATTCATCTACGAGGACTCTGTGGTGTTATCAGAAGCAGGGGAACTCTTTAACTTCTTTAGGACCACTGTAAGGACTTTGTTGGATACCGCCCCGATTGATGTTACCTCTGCAACCGCTAACGTCACCAACCTTAGAAGCAGTGTGGCTTTCCAAGAGAACCTGTTGTTGTTCGCTGACAGAGGACAGTTTGTGCTGAAGGGCGACCCCCTCACTAACGAAACAATCACTCTTGAGGCTGTCACTAACTATGATGTTAATACTTCCGAAGATCCTTTGGTTGTTGGGTCTTATGTCTATTACCCCTTCGCCCGTGGTAACTTCCTTGGGATGCAAGAGTATTCTCTCAATGCCACCACGGATGTTTACGACTCGTCTGACATCACCACACAAGTTCCAGGATACCTCAACAAAGGTAACATCCTAGTAACATCCGGTTCGTCCGCAACAGATCTCATAGCGGTTAGCTCAGGAGGCGATACCATCTACATCTACAAGTATTTCTTTAACGGACGCGAAAAGGTTGTTAGCTCATGGAGTAAGTTTACAATGCCCTTCAATGTTCTCAGTCTTGAGTTCATCAATAGCTCCTTGTTTGTTATTGGGGACAAAGATGGTAACACTCTCTTAACTGAGCTTAAGTGCGAAGAACTCAGGCTTGAGGACGACACCCTGAATGGCTTTACGGTTCACCTCGATATGCTCAAGAAACACACCCTTGCAGGAAGTGCCACCGAGATATCTACGGAACTGACGGTAGACCTTGGTTTCACCCCGAGTCCAGAAGATGTTATTGAAGCATACGACTACCTCGGCAACCGCATCACGATTAACTATGTTAACGGAAACCAAGTCTCTGTGCAGTCCTACAACAGGACATTCTTTACCGGCCTCCAATACAAACTGGAATACACCTTTAGTGAGCCGGTGTTCAAGCAAGGGAACCCACCGGTTGCTTCTGGGCTGGCTCGTATGATCCTGAGGAACGGCACTTTGTTCTTTACGGATGCCTTGGATTTCCAAGTAGAAGTAACACCTATTGCCCGTGACAAACGTATCTTTACCTACAGTCCAAATGTTATTAACGTAACTTCTACGGACACGCTTCTTGCACAAGATGGGAACTTACGGTTCTCGATCTTTACACAAGCGAAGGATTCGATTATTAAGATAGTCAACTCAAGTGCATTCGCCTCTAACTTTCAAGCCTGTGAATTCGAATCCAACGTCCATACCCGTTCAACTAGAATACAATAACGTCTACATCCGCTCCACCCGAACGTCCGACTGTGAAGAGGTAGGTGTTAACATGCGGCACATCGACAAGCTGGAATGTTTGTGGAGTAGTGGATCATCACCTACACACGCGCTCTTGCTCGGCTTAAAGCAGGACTACCACACCTGGACTATCTGTGCCAAGGACGACAAAGAACCCTTAGCTTGCTTTGGGATCGGAGAGCTGATCAAAGGAAAGACCAACTACATATGGTTGTTATCCACAGATAGGTTACTTAAGGTGGCTGGCTTTGAGTTTGCGAAAGCAAGTAAAGTCTGGCTCTCCTTTATTGTTAACCATTACAAACTCCCGTGCGTCAACAAGGTTCACACTCACAACACCACCACCGTCCGCTGGCTTAAATGGTGTGGTGCGAGCTTCTCCGACGAACCTGAATCCGACTTTCTTTCATTTCAAATCAACCCTTCCTTAGAACCTAACAATTATGTGTAATCCTATCGCGATAGGCATGGGTGTCGCTAGTGCGGCGGCAGCCTTTTCTGGTCAAAGAGCTTCGGCCAAAGCTCAAGAGCAAGCCCAAGCCCAAGCCTCTGCTGCTGAACAAATAAGAGCGCAACGAGCCAATACTTCAATGCGACTTCGGGAAGCGCAAGAGGGAATTGCAATATCCCAACGCAAAGAGGTATCTCAAATCAAAGGCATGGAGGCTCAGTCTAAAGCCAAGCTCGTAGCTCTTACAGAAGCTGGTATCGCTGGAAGGACGCTCAATGTCACCCTTGGAAAACTCCGAGCGGAAGAGGCCCGTTATGGATTCTCCGAGCAACGACAGAAGGAACTAAGCCAACAACAGACTACATTTGGTATGCAAGAGGAAGCGTTCCGATCACGCATGAACCAACTTAGAATCAACCAACCGATACAACAGCCAAGCCTACTTAGCTCGGGACTTACTGGAGTTCAGACGGGACTAGGAACAGCACAGGTGCTTCAAGGATTGGACTTTAAGTTCCCCGGATTACCTTCATTTACTCCTAAAACGACTGCCGCGTCTCCAGCAGATTCTACAGCTCATCGCGGAGCAACTTTGAATGGACAGATGACACTTCTTCCACCACACACCTACTAAGCTTATTAAACTTTTTCTCACTAATCACCCGTGAATAACCCAGACCTGATCAACGCGCTCCGTAACGAAGGAAGACAACCTGTAGACCTTAACTTAGGACAGGTTCCGGTTTCTCCTACTATAGGACGCATGGGAGCCTATAATGTCATCGTTAAAGGTTACTCCAACAGGAACGCAGCGACAGAGATTTCCTCGGCGCTGGCACAAATGCCTCAGTTGTTAGGACAGGCCCGTAACATCCAAGAGACCGCAGGAAAACAAGCCGCCAACGAACTGACCACAGAGCAGGTTATTGACCGGTTCCATAAAGGAGATTTGGAAGCGGAAGGGTTCCTTACTCAGTTTGGTAAAGACAAAGCATTTGCGGAACAGGTGTATCAACGATGGTTCGACTCAACAATTAAAGCATCAATAATCAATGCCTCCAGCCAGATAGATAACAAAAGTCCCGAAGAACTTCTTGAGATGGGCGAAGGGGATGTCTTTTCGAACAACGCTAGAGACCTACTCGTAAACGCTATTACCCGAGATGATGCGGACTTACTTCAAAAGATAGCGGACAACCCGCACACCGCCCGGCTCCATAACAAAGCGATGGAAGGTGTTATTCCAGAGTTTACGGCAAAAGCAACGGCTACAGCAGAAGCGAGAAAACAGGCTTTTGCACGGGAATCAGCGTTGAATAATGTAAGTAACGACTTACTAAGCCTGACAGATGTAGATGTTCTTGAGTATGTTAAAGATGAAACACACGACGACGCACAACACAAAGTAGCCAAAGCGAAATATGAGACAGAACAATTAGATGCCTATGTTAACAACTTTCAAGAGTCTTTAACGACGGCTTTATCTAATCCTGACATCTCGACGGAAGACAAGAATGACGCTGTAAAGGAAGCCGTAGGCGCTATGCAATCGCGTATGAGCTTGTTACTGGAACACGAAGACATTGATGAATATGCCGCGCTGGTAAACGCCATGAATAATGGCTCCTTGAAGATTAACGAAAGACCTCTTTCTCAAACCAAAGAAGGTATGCGGCTGCTCCTTTTTGCTGAAACTTCCTTACAACAATACGAAGATAAGTTAGAACGGGAAAATGAACGTGGGGACTTTAGTCGGGAGAAGGTTGATAAATTTAAAGTATATAGAATGCGGACAATCACCGAACCAATTTACGGCGAAAAATCTGCTACACCCGCTGCGTTCCAGACAGGTATCGATGAATTAAACGCCCTACGCTCGTTGATAATGGGCGACCAGAGCTTTTCTAGCACCGAGAAAGAACACTTGTTTGAGACAGTAGGAGATAAAATATCTTCTCTTAAGGCTGCTCGGGATGGTCGCCTAGATGACACGCTGTTGATGAAAGCGTCCCCTGATTATAGACGACTTCAAGTGCAAACAGGATTAGGAGCACAGGATTTCGTGACTCAACAAACAGCTAACTCAGCGGCTGACTTGCAAACCAGAGCCGAAGAGTATGGGATTACTGATGAGATGGCTTCTTTAATGACAAAAGTTTATACAAGTCGTGGGGACGAAATTCTACAGCCTGACACGAATGTATTTGCCTTCCCCGAACAAGCGCATAACCAAGCGATGGCCAATGTCTTAAACAAGCCGTTCCAAGATCTTCAAGACGGAGCACTAGATCTTGACTCACCGGAAAAAATTAAAGTGATTACAGAGGCCTATCACAAAGAATACCAAAACATCTACACCGATCTATTCAAAGAGTTTGCAACGAAGAAAGGATTTATTCAAGGGGATTTGAGCGTAAGTCCTAAAGTGTTACCTGAGGATCTGTTTACAGATGAAGAACGGGAAGAACAAGCTAGGCAAGATTTTAACAAAGACTCTGTTTACCCCTTAAGAGACGGAAAGATTACATATAAAAGGGGAACAGCGCAGAACATCCCGGGTGATCGTGGTAACTATGGGCCGGGTCGCATGAACTATGACAAAATAGTGGACTCCGAGAACGCTTGGAAAATGGTAAACGATGAAGAAGCCGTGAAGGTTTTCAGAACAAACAACCTTGAAAGCGAACGGCTGGAATTTAATAAAATATGGCTTAATACTAAATACCGTAAACAAGCGAAACATGAGCGAGCTGTAGCGATAATGAAAGAACCCAGCACGACACGCTCTAAATCTAAGCTCTCGGAGATCGAACAAAGCCGGTCTACAGGTCTCCCGATGGAGATACTCCGAACAGATCAAGGACTCAGCGAGTCGTATTACTTTGACGAAAATAAAGGTTTTTCAGGGTATTTCGGGTTTCCGGGTGAAAAAATAACGTTCCCTATTAACTACGGTTTCAACGGAGAGCTAACAAACAAAGACGCACCTGAGAAACGTCTATTCAATGTTAACGCTGTTTACAAAGCTGTTAGAAAAAACGATTTTGAGGACATTATCTTTATTGCCGTTGAATACGGACATGCTCCAAAAGGATCATCAATCAAAAGCCCTAAGATTCAAGACTTTCTAAATAAACAGAAAATACTAGTTTCAAAGTATGGATATATGGATTTTGTTGCAAAACCTACAAAAACTGAAGACCTTCCTAAAGGGGAAGACTTAAAGAAGTTTGAGGAGCTTAAAAGCAAAAAAATAGAATCCCTGCTCAATAGCAGTAATCAGAACAATAACAAATGAGTCTTTTTCCTACACAATCACTATTTGCTCAAACGCGCTTCCTTGCTCCTACCTCTCAACCTCCTTTACGTTACTCCGATGTAGACCCTGATTACGAACATTTAGATCAACATGCAGACTATAAAGGTGCAGAAGAAAATGGATTCTTTGAAGACATATTCACGGGTGCGGTATCAGGTTTCGAAGGGTTTGGGAGATCTGTTATTGGGTTAGCGGACTTTGCGTTAGGAGATGCTTTACCGGATGAATGGTCCGAACGCACGTTAGAACGACCGGACAGTATGGTAGGCGGTCTTGTTGAAGGAATAACTCAGTTCAGTTTAGGTTTAATTCCTGGTCTTGGCGTAGCAGGACTCGCAGGTAAAGGAGCTAAACTTCTAAACGTATCCGATAAAATACTAAAGACTACCAAGACAATTACCACAGGAGTTACAGCGGACTTTGTATCCTTTGACGCACACGAAGAACGACTAAGTGATTTTCTCGCCTCCCACGATGTAACACGTAACGCTATAACACAATATCTTGCCTCAGACGAAAGCGATAACGAATTTGAGGGTCGAATGAAGAACGTCCTTGAAGGAGGCGCTTTAGCGGGGATTGCGGGTGTGTTAATTAAAGGTGCCAAGACTTTAAAGAAAGGTCGTAAGCTAGATGGAAGTGCCGAAGCTCTCAGCGAATACACTAGTTCAGCTTCCGAACTCCAGAAGTCTCTCATTGAGAACGGGATTACAACAAAGGAAGGAATTGAGATACGGATGAACGTAGAAAAACTTCTCCCCAACGCAACGAGAAAAGTCCTCAATGAAATGAACGATATTAAAATTGATCAACACGTTGGAGGACGAACCGAGCTAGATCCAACAGATACACTTCCGAACCGACCTGATTGTTAATTAACATTTAAAGAATAACTTATATGCCAGAAGAGAAATCAAACAACCCCTGCGCTATTGGAGGAAGTAAGGCGCTTTACAGTAGCGCACGTATCCTTAAAGACCTTGGGGACGCTTCAGAGTTTGCTGACATTGATGCGTTAGTTAAGAAAACTGCGGACCAACTACAAGCCTCTCAACCTCAGTTCATGTCCCCAAAAGACATCGAGGGACAGATTGCGGAAGCTATTGCAAGATCAACTATCTACGGAGGTGATCCAGATGTCTACCTTAACATCCTAAAGACAGCGGACCTTAACAACCCAGAAGTAATGGCAACCTTCAGTAACCTAATGTTACGGCAACAAGTTACGATGCACGGTATGACATCCTCCAAGAATAAACAGGTTTCCCTTTCAAAGCAAATATCTGATGGAGTTGATTCTGGATTAGATGAAGTAAGAATCCAAGAATTGGAGATGCAGTTAACTGATACTAATGCACAGTTTCGTAACTACATGGCTTACAACTCGGTGCTAGGCACGGGAGCAAGTAGGCTGTTATCCCAACGTAAGTCAGTAAACATAGGTAAAGCCTTTGACTTGTTAACTACAAAACTAGGAGATAAATACAAATCATCATTGGATGGGGAAGCGTTCCTTAAAGAGAACCGCTTAAATGCAGATTCACGGGTCAAGCTTGAGGCTGATGCAAAAGACCTTAAAACGGACATCGACGAGGAGTTAGATATTATTTCCGGGGACGACCTACAAGTCAGGATAGACAAGGATCAAACAAAACTTAACACCCAGGCAGCGGAGATCGACAAACTTAAAACAGAATTAGATACACGCCAGAAAGAGATTAAAGATCTTGAAACCAAACCTACCGATGATCCGAGATCGAACGCAATTAAGAAAGAGCTTAAGGTAAAGGAAAAAGATCTCGCTGACTCGCAAGAACTTACAGGTATTCGAACCGAGATTAAAAAGCTTAAATCCAAAGGTAAGGACATCACCGAGGCTACTAATCGCCTTAAGAATAAGACAAAACAGAAATCACAGGAACTTAACGAACGCATTAAAATTAGCGAGGTAACCACCAAGAAATTATATAACACATTTGTTGATCAGAATCTTGGTTCGAAACGCGCTCGGGTGTTTGCTAAACGTCTCTACTTGGCTGCTCAAGACGGGCGAGAAGACGCTGTAATGCACATGGCTGCGAAGCTTACGCAGAGGTCTGGGTGGACAAAATTCTTAGATGCGTCTCTACAGTGGTTCATGGGAAGTATTCTTAGTGGTCCCCCATCATATGTCTTAAACGGGCTGTCCCCAGTCTTGACACGTAACTTGATGAAGATTGAAAGAGCAACAGGAGCACTCTTGTCCGGTAACACGGAGCTGTTAAAAGCAACCATGAGTCTGGACTCTATGTTTGGGAGCGTTGGTAAAGCACTTCGGATGGGCAATATGGCTATTAAAAGCGACACAGAGACGTTACTTGGAGGAGCCAGATCAATGGACCCAGAGATCACAGGTGAATCTGTAGGAGCTTTTCACTCCAGTAACTTCAAGCAAACAAGTTTTTTAGGGTCAGAGCCGATGGCCCCGATTATGAATACCATCAACACCCTTACTCGTTTACCTTTTCGAATTAACGGAGCGGTTGATGTTATTAACAAAACCTTTGCGGTCGATAACTACCTTAACACTCACTACAAGATGCAAGGGATCTCTAAGAACTTACGAGGTGACGAACTGGCTGCATATGTGGATAAAAACGTCCGTAAAATGTATAACGACGATGGTTCATTGTTCTCCGAAGAACGGATGATGAAGGCATACGCAAAGAAGGCGCTTGATAAAGGTTTCGATGAGACTGACCCGAACGCCATCGGACGTAAGCACCTAGAGTATATGCAAGATGAAATGGGAAAGATTGGCAATGACCTGACCGAGATGGACACGCTTGCACGACGAGCCGAGGATTTTGCACGGGAAACCACATTTACGGGAAAATCGGGAGAGATAACTAACATTCTTAATAAATTAAGAGATCATATTCCCGTAACAAAGTTTCTAATTCCTTTTGTTAACACGCCTATGCAAATCTTAAGCTTTGGATGGCGAAGAACATTACCCGGCGTGGTGTTACAGGATATTGCTCCTAGGATTTTTAAAGGCACTCAGCAAGCACGATTAGACTTTTCTAAACTTGGTCCCATTGAACAAGCAGCATACAGAGGACGACTGGCCACTGCTGTAGCATCTTCTGGCGCGTTAATGTATTACGCCAGCAGTAACCGTGATGCCATCACAGGAGGAGGACCGAGAAACCCCGCAGAGCGTAAAGCGTTAGAAGCAACAGGGTGGCAACCTTACTCATTTGTTACAAAAAGCGACGATGGAACGACTTCTTATTACAGTTATCAAAGAGCGGACCCGTTCTCTACCATGATCGGAATCGTTGCCGACATTGCCGAGTTTGCAGAAATGAACCCAAGAAGCGAAGGGGAAATTAGTGAATCAATGATTGGACTTTCCTACTCTATCGTTGAAAACATGACCGATAAGTCGTTCCTGCGCGGTCTGAACAACGTCCTTAATGTCTTCTCCGATCCTGAGACGTACATACCAAAGACTCTTAAGGATGTCGGGTCTGGACTGGCTGTTCCTATGTTTTTGGATAAGATCAAGAACTACGATAACGAGATATTAATAAGAGAAAACAGGACTATTGTTGATGCAATTCTACGTAAGCTTCCAATCAAAAGCGAACAGATACCACCAAAACGCACCTTCCTAGGTGAAGCGGTTTACAAACAGAACCCATTAGGATTAGCCGGAATTGCAAACCCAATCTACATCTCAAGCAAGCGCAACGACATTGTAGACGCAAAAATCCAAGATATGTTATATGGATTTTCAATGCCTGCGACTAATTACATTAACCACAAGGATACCGATATGCGGGATTTTTACAACAAAGACGGAAAACAAGCTTATGATCGTTTCATGGAAGAAACCTCCACTATCGAACTAGATGGACGTAATTTGAGAGCTTCATTGAAAGGCTTGTTTAAGTCAAATATGTTTAAAGGAGTGGAACGTAACTATCTCGAAGGACTTAAAGCAGGAGTGTCTGGAACTGAAGACCCAAGGGTTCGCTTAACACAACATATTATTTCTCGTTACCGTAGAGGCGCTAAACGTAATATTCTCTCCGAATTCCCAGAACTAGAACAAACGGTTCGCACTTTAAAGCAACAGACAAGACAACTTCGAAACCCTATCCCAACCTTATAAAAACCCATGCCTGACACAAGTGGACTATCCTTCTATCTATCCCCCGACCCAACCAGTAAATCAATTACCTATGGTTTTGACGTATTAAGTGCTGACGACATTACCGTTATTGCCATTGCTTCAAACGGCACTAAAACGGTATTAAAATTAGAACCTGATACTACCGGCGACGAAGTTGGTTATGGATACACGGTAAACCTAGATACAAAGACGGTCACTATGACTGCCGCAGCGTGGACGGATCATCCGTTGGTCTATGCAACTAGCTCAATCAGAGTCTACCGGACAACCACGGTTCTTCCGTTGGTTAACTTCCAAGCCGGAGCTGTATTAAGTGAAGGCGATCTGGACATCTCCTACAAGCAAGGACTCTTTGCAGCTCAAGAAATGACGGAGGATGCTGCGGACACAAGTGCGGGAATCCAAAGTGTAACTACAGGTGCTATTACGGACGGGGCGGTAACCGTTGATAAACTAGCCGCAAACGCCGTATCGGAAGCCAAAATCCTCAACAACTCCGTCTCTTCCACAAAAATCCAAAATAGTGCTGTTACCTCTGGTAAGATCGCTACAGGAGCCATTGGATCTTCGGAACTCAGTTCCTCTTGTGTCATCGAAGCAAAGATTGCGGCTGGGGCTGTTACAAGCACACGGTTAGCCGAGCACAGTGTGGGATACCGGGAAGTCTCAAATGGAAGTGCAACAATTGTAAAAGACTCTATCGAGACGCAACTTGCCGCAAGTCCAATAACACCTGACGTTCTTAAGTATAGTCCGTTCTCCCCAAGGTGCTATGGTGTAGTGAGTTATGACACAAGTGCTCCTACGCTTGCCCCCGGATCTTATAACGTGGCTTCCGTATCCGAACCAAGCGCGGACGTGCGAACAGTGACCTTTTCGGTTCCCTTTGATCCACTCTTTCCTGACTATGTAGTGATCGCAACGATGCAAAGCTCCACAGGAGTCACCACAAACGAACAAGTAACTATAACCTCAAAATCTACTGCGGCCTTTACAGTGGAGTCGTATGGTAATGAGGGTTCGGGCTTAAGCATTAACTTCGTGGTCTTCGGAAGCAAACTCAGCGCCTAACCACGATGAACTCCTCAGTCATGACAACTAGTGTAGGTATATTAGGATTGATTGCAAACATAACACTTGAACAAATTAACACCTCTGTGGCTATCGCGGTAGGACTATCAACTTTGATCTATATGTCTATAAAGATATATCATTTATTAAAAGCAACAAAGACCAATGATTAACGAAAAAAGAAGTATCAAAATGGAAGGATTACAAGACCTTCTAATAGATACGTTCATCGATCAAATTAATAACGGAGAAGCACCTCCTGCCTTGTTAAACGCTGCTAGACAACTACTTAAGGACAATAACATTACAGCGAGTATTACACAAGAATCGCCGTTGCAAGCACTTGTAAATTTACTTCCCTTTGAAGATCCTGCTGATAAAGTTGTTAATGAATGAGTGATCTTCCTGCACAGCTTAAGGACTTCCGTAACTTCCTTTGGATGACATGGAACCACCTATCTCTTCCTGCACCTACTCCTATTCAATATGAAATAGCTGAGTGGATGCAACAGGGACCACGACGAGGTGTTATCCAAGGATTCCGAGGAGTCGGTAAGTCATGGATCTGTTCTGCCTTTGTCGTTCATCAACTTCTTCTTGATCCACAAAAGAACATCCTGGTTGTTTCCGCATCAAAGAACCGAGCCGATGACTTCTCTACCTTCACCCTCCGGTTGATCCATGAGATGCCTGTCCTTGCTCACTTGATGCCGGGGGACAAACAACGCTTCTCTAAGATCTCCTTTGATGTAGGACCAGCCCAAGCATCCCACGCGCCCTCCGTAAAGTCCCTCGGTATAACATCCCAGCTTACCGGCTCCCGCGCTGATATCATCATTGCAGATGACGTAGAGGTTCCTAACAACTCGGCAACACAGTCAATGCGGGACAAGCTGTCCGAGCAAGTCAAAGAGTTTGAAGCCATCCTTAAGCCGGAAGATAACAGTCGCATACTGTTCCTTGGAACACCCCAGTGTGAAGATAGTATCTACAACAAGATGCTTGAGCGAGACTACGAGATGCGGATCTGGCCAGCTAAGAAGATAACATCTGCCAAGTCCGAAAAGATCTACAACGGAAACATCGCCACTTCATGTGTGGATGATGAGTTCGTCGGGGAACCTACCGAACCTACGCGCTTCAGTGACATCGATCTGGCCGAACGTGAAGCCTCCTATGGTAAATCCGGGTTCGCCATGCAGTTCATGCTGGACCCTAAGCTGTCCGACTTAGACCGATATCCATTGAAGATTAATGACCTCATTGTCATGGACTTGGATGTGGAGACGGCTCCCGAAAAACTAGTGTGGGCGCAAGTCCCGGAGAACGCTTGGGATAACACTGTGCCTAACGTAGGGTTCCGAGGAGATCGCTTCTTTCGCCCGATGAAGACCCTTGGCGACCATGTGCCTTACACAGGAAGCGTTCTTGCGATTGACCCGTCAGGCCGTGGTAAAGACGAGACATCTTGGGCTGTCGTAAAGATGCTCAATGGTTACCTGTATGTTACTGATGCTGGAGGGATGCAAGGTGGATACGAGGAAAAGGTTCTTAAGGTGCTTTCCATGAAAGCCAAGATCAACCAGGTAAATGTTATTCTGGTCGAAAGTAACTTCGGTGACGGCATGTTTGCCGAGATCATTAAGCCTTACCTCAATAAAATCTACCCCTGTAGTATCGAGGAAATCAGACATAACGTCCAAAAGGAAAAGAGAATTGTAGACACCTTGGAGCCTGTGATGAACCAGCACCGTCTTGTTCTCGACCCAAAGGTCATCAAGAACGACTACGACTCAGCCCAAAAGTATCCTATCGAGACCCAACTAAAATACCAACTGGTGTTTCAACTGTCGCGTCTTACCCGAGAAAAAGGGGCATTAACACACGATGACCGTCTCGATGCTCTTGCAATGGGAGTCTCTTATTGGACACAACAGATGGCACAGGATGCAGATATTAAGATGGACGAACGAAAGGAAGAGGTCATTCACCTCCAACTTCAACAATTCAAAGATGCCTATTACAAATCCAACAAAACCCCCTCCAACACAACCACATGGATATAAAGACAATCAATGAGATTATTAAGCTTCTTGAGGAACACCGCGATAGTGGCCTTAGGATCGATTCTGAGAGGCTTTTGGGTGGACCCCTAGGTGAGTTACCTAAATACCACTTAGTGCTTGCTGTGGGGCATTCTAGGGCCGGAGACAAGGGTGCCTTGAGTTACGACGGAACCACCAGCGAGTGGACTTACAACCAACAACTCGCTTACCTTATCCAACCTTACCTCAACGATGAATCCATTAAAGTGACCGTTGTTGACCACTATGACGGATACTCATACAACACCGCCATCACCTACCTTAAAGATCTTGTAGATCCACTTGATGCCGATCTAGTCATAGAACTACACTTTAACTCCTACAAGCACCCAGATGCCCACGGGTTCGAAGCTCTTTACTGGCACTCATCAAAAAATGGACGGACCGCCGCCGACACCCTTTGCAGTAACATCCACAAAGCGTTCCCCGAAAATCTTAACCGAGGACCAAAAGGAATCAAACAATCCACCCGAGGATCTAGGTTCCTTAAGGCACTTAAAGCTCCCTGTGTGATCCTAGAACCGTTCTTCGGCAGTAACAAAAAAGAATGGGAAATGTTCAAAACTAAAGACGGTCAACAACACTTAGCAAAAGCCATTGCAACAGGTGTTAAAGAATGTTTTTCACATAGGCCTAAGTAATTGAATAACAACTCTTTAGGAATGAGACCCATAATAGGGTAAGGGGGAACAAAGAAAGATCTCTCTCTCTTAAGGCTATCTTAGGCTACCCCGAAGGTGGACTCTCTAAGAATTACTCTTAAGGGTATCCTTCTCCTCCTCCTCTTAGGTTTATCTTAGGAATAACTTAAGAGATCTTAGAATAAGGAGATTTAAGGTAGACCTAAGGAGACCTAAGAATAGCTTTAAGAGTGGATGATGAGGATAAATACTAGAGACAAAGAGAAGGAGACCAACCCATCAGTGTTTAATGCAACATAACTTCAACATCCGTCACAAAAGGATACCTAAGCACTCCCTAGAACAGCTCGATCATGCCGTGGCTGTCCTGAACGAACACTTCGATGATGTTATTGTGGCTGTAACACACTCGGAAACCAAGAACATCAAAGTGATCTCCTCGAATCCTTACGCTGGTCTTGGGATGTTATCGACGATTCAACAGTCGCTTAAAGATTCCATTGATCAATCCGAGTTTCATCAGTGGATTATGGAGCAATCCCAAGAGGAAAACGGGCTGTAGGTTTTAGTTACAAAAATGTGAAGGGGTATTAATGTAGATCGTCGAGTTTGTTTTCCCCCCAAAGGGTCTCGAAATGGCATGATTGACAGTGCTTTTGTCATGTTTTAAGAGGGGGGGTGTGTTATTGTGCCATAACGTATTGAATAACAGAGGAACGGACAACATTACTAATGTTTTTTATTGGAGGAGGAATGTTATTGTAGTTACATTGTAATCACCTCCAGGTTAGTAGTTACATAGTAAACACAAGTGACGATGCTCGTTTTTTTTTGTGTCTACCCCTTTCCTCTAATCTCTTCCAATCTCTTCCAACCTAGAGATCAACCTAGAGATCAACCTAGAGATCAACCTAGAGATCAACCTAGAGATCAACCTAGAGATCAACCTAGAGATCAACCTAGAGATCAACCTAGAGATCAACCTAGAGATCAACCTAGAGATCAACCTAGAGATCAACCTAGAGATCAACCTAGAGATCAACCTAGAGATCAACCTA